GCCCCACCGGGCGATCTGCGCCGCCGTGCAGTCTTTCGTCGAGGGCGGGTTCCCCGGCTACGACATCCTGATCCTGACCGTCCCGCCTCGGCACGGGAAGTCCGAGATCGTCTCTCGCCGCCTCCCGGCATGGTTCTCGGGGAGGTTCCCCGACAAGAACGTCGTGGTGGCTACCTATGGCGACGAGTTCGCGGCCGACTTCGGCGCCGAAGTCCGGCGCATCGTTCACAGCCCGGCCCATAAGCAAGTGTTCCCGGCGCACAAGCTCGTGCGCGGCGGTACGGCGAAGGATCGCCTCAACACCACCGCCGGTGGCCTGATGTTCTTCGTGGGCCGTGGTGCGGCTCTCACGGGGCGTGGTGCCCATCTGCTCGTGATCGACGATCTCATCAAGGACGACAAGGAAGCGGGGTCTCAGGCGATCCGAGACCAGGCTTGGAACTGGCTCACTCGCGTCGCCATGACGCGGCGCATGGGCAAGCACAAGCCTATGATCCTCACCTTCACCCGCTGGCACAGCGACGACCCGATTGGGAGGCTCATCGACCCGGAGAACCAGTTCTTCCGCCGCGAGCTGGCCGAGCGGATCAAGGTCATCAACCTGCCGGCGCTGGCCGAGGAGGACGACCCGCTGGGCCGCGCCCCCGGCGAGGCGCTGTGGCCGGACGGCCCCGACAGTTTCGACGAGGAATATCTGCGCCGCTACCGCGTTATCGACCCGCTGGGCTTCGCGTCGCTATACCAGCAGCGCCCGACGCTCGCCGAGGGTGACTTGTTCAAGATGGAGGGCGTCCGGCTCTACGACGCTGGGGATCTCCCCGACAACCTGCGCTGGTACGCCTCCTCGGACCACGCGGTATCGACCGATCAGCGGCGTGACCCGAGTTGCTTCGGCAAGGCCGGCGTCGACAAGTACGGGCACCTGTGGCTTGACGAGCTATTCTGGCAGCGCGTCGCTTCCGAGGTCGCTGTCGAGACCATGCTCCATATGGGCACCGGGCCGCGGCAACCGCTCATCTGGTGGGCCGAGCGTGGCCACATCTCCAAGTCCCTCGGGCCGTTCCTAAAGAAGCGCATGGCCGAGACGAACCGATACTTCAACGTCGTCGAGGTGACGCCGATCGGCGACAAGGCGAGCCGGGCGGCCTCGGCCGTGGCCCGATGGAACATGGGGATGATCCACCTCCCCGCGGCGGCGCCATGGACGGAGCGGTTCATTGCCGAGTTGATGGCGTTTCCGAGCGGCAACCACGACGACGCCGTGGACATGCTCTCGCTTCTCTGTCTCGGGCTGCGGGTGCAGGTGCCCGCGTCGGCGCCGACGGCGAAGAACGTCGAGCCGAAGTACGGCACGCTTAACTGGATTCGAGCGCAGCAGAAGCGTGACGACGCCGATGCGCGGCAACTCCGATATGGAGGCTTTTGATGGACGACTACGCTGGCTCCGACGAGATGGCCGAGGGCTCCACGATCCAGGAGAACGGCAGCGCCGTCGAGGAGAAGGTGGGCAATCCGCCGATCTCTCCTGCGGACGAGCTGCTGGTGAAGAAGCTGCTCACGCGCGTCAAGGCCGACCAGGAGCACCACAAGGACGCCTTCGCCCGGATGCGGGCCGACATGGAACAGGCGCGTCTCGGCGCGACGAAGAAGTGGGCCGAGCACAACTACACCGCCAACATTACCGGCAGGCATATCCGGCAGCAGGTCTCTACCCTCTACGCCAAGAATCCCAAGGCCATCGCGCGGCGCCGCGCCCGGCTCGACTTCCAGATTTGGGACGAGAACGAGCAGTCGCTTCTCGCGGCCATGGACATCGTGGCGCAGGCGCAGGCCGCCATGCAGGGGGCGATGGCCGCGGACCCCGTGGGCGTCGCCATGCAGCCGCCTGTCATGCCTCCGGAGGTGATGCAGGCACAGGCCCTCGTTGCCGACTTCCAGGCAGGCATGGAGGAGCGGCAGACGGTCGACAAGATCGGCAAGACCCTCGACGTGCTGTTCGCGTACTTCATGGAGGAGCAGCAGCCGGTCGACTTCAAGACGGCCATGAAGCAGCTCGTCCGCCGGACATGCGCAACGTGTGTTGGGTACGCCGAGATCGGGTTCCAGCGCGCCTACGAGCAGAACGAGGTTGTGGTCGGGAGGATCGCCGACGTCCGGGGGCAGCTCGCGCATATCAAGGCGCTGATGCGGAACTTGCAGGACGGGGAGGAGTCCGACAACCAGCAGGCGAAAGCGCGGGAGCTGGAACTGTCGCTGCAGTCGTTGCAGGAGCAGGAGTACGTGCTGCTCCGCGAGGGGCTGGTCTTCGATTTCCCCGAGAGCACCCACGTCATCCCGGATCGTCGTACCCGGAACCTGACGGGGTTCGTCGGAGCGCGGTGGCTGACGATCCAGTATCTCTATTCGCCCGAGGAGGTGCTCGGGCTGTTCGGCATCGACCTGGGCCGCGAGTTCAATGCCTACACGCAGGACGGCAAGAAGGTCGACGACGCTGGCGCGACCCGTCGGGACGAAGTAGACGCGGAGGAGTACGCTTGCGTGCTCAAGCACTATGATCGCCAGTCCGGCCAGTGCTACTACCTCTGCGATGGCTACAAGGGCTTCCTGCGGCCCCCGGCTCCACCCGACGTCTATGTGGAAGGCTTCTGGCCCCTCTATGCCCTCACGTTCAACGAGGGCGAGGACGACAAGGAGTTGTTCCCCCCGTCCGACGTGGCCCTGCTCCGCGACATGCAGGCCGACTACAACACGTCCCGGCAGGGCAAGCGCGAGCATCGCCGCGCCGCCCGGCCGCGCTTCGTGTCGGTTCGTGGCGCCCTCGACGACGAGAGCAAGACCCTGCTCTCGGATTCCGAGCCTTTCAGCGTCACCGAAATAAATCTGACCGGCGACAATACCGACGTCGCCAAGGTGATTCAGGCGATCCCGATGCCGGGCGTCGACCCGAACATCTACGACGTGGGCGAAATCTACACCGACATGCAACTCGTTGTGGGGACGTCCCCGAGCAACGTAGGCGCGACGGCCAAGGGGGAGACCGCTACCGGCGAGGCTCTGGCCGAGGACAGCCGCTCCTTGGCTGCCGGATCGGCTGCAGATGACCTCGACGCCTTCCTATCTGCCGTCGCTCGCGCCTCGGGGCAGGTGCTCCTCCGCGAGATGTCTCCCGAGTCGGTGATGAAGATTGCCGGGCGCGGTGCCGTGTGGCCGCCGATGACGCTCGAAGACATTGCCGGCGAGGTCTACCTCGAGATCGAAGCGGGCTCGTCTGGCAAGCCCAACGCAGCGCAGGAGATCCGCAACTGGCGCGAGATGCTCCCTTACCTGATCCAGATGGGCAAGATCGACCCGATGTGGCTGGCCGAGGAGTCGCTCAAGCGCCTCGACGATCGCCTCGACCTGACCGACGCCCTCGGGGAGCAGTTCCTCCCGATCGTGGCTATGAGCCGCATGGCCGGATCGCAGATGGGGTCGGACCCGGGCTCCGCGCCCGACCAGCAGGGGAGCCAAGGCGGCGCCAATGGCGCCCCTGCGCCTTCCCCCCCCGCTGGGGGCGAGCGTGGCATGGGCGCGAACAACATGGGTTGACGTTGTATTCCGTCTGACCTACAGTTGCCATACACAACGGTACGAATCAGACAGGAGAAGTTGATGCGTCGTAGTAGCCTTGGCCCCAGCGACGCGAAGATGGACGCTGCGCTCATTCGCAATTTGCAACGGCTTGCCGAGGCTCGTGCAGCCGAGATCGCCCGCCTGACCGCCGAGAACGCCGAAGCCGGAAGGCGCCTCGCTGAAAAGGAAATGGCGCTGAGCGACGCGGCCAAGCTGCGGGCGCAACTGACCGCCGAGAACGAGGCGCTGCGGGCGGTGGTCGCGTATGTGCGGAAGACCCTGGCCATGAGAAGCTTCGCGCATCTGCCGGACTTCGCCCGCCTCGACGCCCACGCCAAGCAGGCGGAACCGAAGTGATCTGGCGCAATTCGGAAGGTCCGCTCACAGTCATGATGGACAATGTTCTGGCATCAAGGATGGGGCACGCCGCAAGGGCCGCTGCGGCGTCTCCAGGCGGCGACAGAATCGACACGGGCCTCGGGCTGCTGCGTCTCCTGACAGATGCGGGGTTCGAGGTTCGCTATGTCGGTGAACCCGCCCAGCCCTCTCAGGCACAGCAAGCCGGGGTGACGGAGGCGATGGTGGAGGCGGCATTTGATGCGTGGTGGGAGCACTTCGACGGGCCGTTCATCGGCACCAAGGGCGAGCATCCGAGCTACGATGCCGCCGTTCGCAAGGGCCTGGGCGTCGCCCTCACCGCCGCCTTGAGCGCACAGCAAGGGGAGGGCGAGTGACGGAATATCGCCAGCAGTGGCGCGACGCTACAAGCCGCCAGCCTCCGCCGCCCCCGAAGAGAATCGGCTACCCATCCGGAGCCTCGTGGGGCCATGACCGGCGAAAAGGCGTGTCCGATACGTCCTTATTGCCGTCCGACAAAACATCCGCTAACATACGCCGCGACTGACCCCCAACCGGAGGTAGACCGTGGGCGTAGAAGATCAGGACTCGGCATCGCCCGACGAGTCCGCGACTGTTACCCTGGACGACGCTTCCATCGTAGAGGCTCACGCTGAAACGGTCGATGCACCTGCGGACCCGTCCCCCGCGGCCAAGGACGAAAAGACGCTCCTTTCGGTTGTGCGCGATGCCGTGCAGCCCACCAAGGACGCCGCGGACCCGTCCCCCGCAAGTGCAAGCGACCACCAGGCCGCGAAGTCGGCGGAACCCGACAACGAAGCTTTTGCCGACGTTCCGTTTCACAACCACCCGCGGTTCCGCGAGCTGATTCAGCAGCGGAACGACCTTCGAGCCCCGGCCGAAAGCTACCGGAAGATCGAGGCGTTTCTCGTCGAGAACGCCATCGAGCCCAAGGAAGCCTCGGACGCCCTCAACTGGACGGCGCTGATGAAGCGCGATCCAGAGCAGGCGTGGGCGCAGATCAAGCCCGTGATCCAGGATCTTCTCCTGACCATCGGCGAGGTACTGCCCCCGGATCTTCGCGCCCAAGTCCAGTCCGGCCAACTCCCGGCTGACGTGGCGAAGGCGCTGGCGAAGGAGCGCGCCAAGGCGACAATCGCGCAGGGGCAACTGTCCTACCGCGATAAACAGACCGAGGCGCAGCGCAAGCGACAGGAGACCGATGCGGCCTCCGAGAAGCACGCGGCAGTAGTTGCCGCAGCGCGGGCGTGGGATACGGCGAAGCGGACAGGGCCGAACAAGGACCCGGATTTCGCGAAGAAGGAGCGTCGCCTCAAGAGCGAGGTGCTGCTTCTGCAGCGCGAAGATGGGATCCCCGACACGCCCGAAGGCGTCAAGGCGCAGCTCGACAAGGCTCTCAGGGCCGTGAATGCCGAGTTCGCCGCTGCGGTGCCCCGGCGTCCGGGGATTACGCCTGTCACTGGTGGGAGCGTTTCAGGAAGCCCCCGTGCCCAGCCGAAGTCGATCCTCGAGGTCGTCCAGTCGGTCGGGGCGCGGTAGTCCAGGGAAACGGACCCGATGCCTTACACGGCAGCAGAACTCGCGAACATCAACAACTCCGCTCTCGACTTCTATCTCGAGAAGGGGAAGCTCACTGCTCAGAACGTCCAGGAGAAGCCGATGGCCGCCGCTTTCGACAGCGCGGCCGGCACCTTCTCGGGGGGCAAGGGCGAAGTCTCGGTCGGTGTCAAGACCGGCCAGGGCGGCGGCACGATCGCCGGTTACCAGGGTGACGATCAGGTCACGTACTACAACCCCACCCCGGCGAAGCGGGCGGCGTACCCCTGGAAGGAGCATTTCATCGGCATCGGCTTCACCCACTCGGAGCTGAAGGTCGACGGGATCACCGTCACCGAGAACGACGCCTCGCAGTCGACCTCGCCGAAAGAGGGCCGCGAGCAGCACGTTCTCGCCGAGATCCTCGAGGAGAAGTACGAGGCGTTCGACGAGGACTACAAGGTCTCGTGGGACGGCCTGATCCACGGCGACGGCACGACCGACACGAAGTCTCTCGCCGGCGTCCAGGCGTTCATCCTCGCCGACCCGAGCCTCGGTTCGACGGGCGGGATCTCCCGCACGGCGAATACCTGGTGGCGGAACCGTGCGGCCACGGCCGCAGCCAACTCGGCAGGCAGCGGCTTCAACGCAATCTCCTCGGCCTCGACCGGCGGTGGTGTGCTCCTGACTTTCCTCCAGAAAGAGCGTCGCCAGCTCAAGCGGTACGCCGCCGGCTCCCCGCTCCGGCACAAGTGCTTCGCCGGCTCGGACTTCATCGCCGCGATGGAGGCGGAGATCCGCGCCAACGGCAACTACTCCATGACCGGCTTCCGTGACAAAGCGACCAACGACGGCTCGCAGGGGACCGAGGAAGGGGTGCCGTTCGGCTCCTGGAACTTCGTCTACGATCCGACCCTGGACGACCTGAGCCTCCCGAAGCGCGCGTACATCATCGACATGGCGTCGATCAAGCTGATGTACATGCGCGGCGAGAAGAAGAAGCGGAGCAACCCGGCACGGCCGCACGACCGCTTCGTCATGTACCAGGGCGTCACCACGACGGCGGTGATGTGCGCCAAACGGCTGCGGACCTCCGGCGTGTACGACATCGCCTGATCGCGTGACGGCGGGGCGCACGAGGCGCCCCGCCAACCCCTTTCCTCTGAGGAGGCCAACATGGCTTTCAAGCTAATCGAACTGGTGCTCGCCGCGGCCGTCCTCGACGACGGGACCGTCGCCAGCATCGCCTACCCCTCGGGCACGGTCGCGTCGCAGTTCACCGGGGCCAACGCCTCGGCGACGGGCAAGGTCGTCATCAACGACAACGATGTGTGGACCGAGGCGGCCGCGGACATCATCATCACCTACGGCGCGACGATCACCCTGACGAACAAGTCGGACACGACCTGGGCGGCCGGGTCGACGGTGCTCCTGGAGCTTCGCTACCAGGACGCCGCGGACGCATCGAACTTCCTCGACGCCGACTACCCCGCTGGCGCCGACTTCGTGTACATCCCCGATGCCGCGGCCTATACCGTGCTCGCCGCCAATTCGGGGAAGCCGCACCTCCTGCCCGACTTCACGTCGACCTGCACGATCGACCTCCCGCTCCCCGCCGCTGGACTCGACTTCGAGTTCATCTCCATCAACCGGGTGGCCGACGCGCAGAACGCGGTGATCGACACGCAGTCGGACACCAACTTCTTCCTCGGCGCCGTGTACCACCAGGACACGGATGGAGGTACGATGGCGGTCGTGTCCCCGGACGGCAACTCCAACTCGAAGCTGACCCTCGTCACGCCCTCGGCGGGGACGTTCGTCCGCATGATCGCGGATGGAGTGAACTGGACCTTCCTCAAGAGCCACGTCTGCTCCGCCACCGTGCCGAGCTTCGCCGACCAGTAGTGTCTACGAGGCGGGGCGCTACGGCGCCCCGTCATCCTCCAACCTGAAAGACGCACCCATGCAGCTCGTCAACTGCCTCATCGCCCTCGGCGGCGACCCACGCAACACCGTCCCGAAGCACGGCATCACCGTGGCCGAGGCCCATCTCCTGCGCGCCATCCACGGCCACGAGGCCCTGCTCGACGTGCAGCCGCTCGACGATGAGAGCGACGTGCAGCCCCGAGCCGAGATCGTGCGCCTCTCCGAGATCTATTTCGCTCGCGACGAGGACGGCAACAACCTCGTCGGAAAGGTCTTCGCCGGCGGCGCCGCCTCGGTCCCGATGGAAGTCGCGGACCTCGACCTGCCGGAGACCGCCTATCGCGTCGTCCAGCGCGTCACCGCGCCTGCGCCCAAGCGCAAGCGCGTGAAGGCGGAGCCGGCCTCCGCGGTGAAGCCGGTCGACGATGGCAGCGACGACGTGGACGAGGTGTTCGCGTGATCGACAGTTCCAGCGACGACCGCACCGCCAACAACGCCGTGCGCCACCAGTACCGCGTTCTGAGCGACAATGAGAAGGCGCAGATGGTCGCGCTCAAGGATCTCGGCGCGGCGTTCCTCGCCAAGTGCGACGAGATCGGCGCGAGCCGGGAGCTGGCGCTCGCGAAGACCAACGCCGAGCAGGCGGTGATGTGGGCCGTGAAGCACGTCACCCGATAACCGACAGGGGGCGAGAATGGCTCGCAACAAGACGCTGATCTCGCTCCTGCAGGACTACCGCATCGAGGTAGGCGCCTCCTCCAATCCCGCGCACAACGCGAACGCCCGCGACGCGCAGGTGCTCGCCCTGCAGAAGACGCAGGAGCGGCTCTGGCGCAAGCACGACTGGCCGCACCTCCGCGTCCGCCGCTTCCTCGACCTGCAAGCCGGGCAGCGGTACTACGACTCCCGCGGCGCCAAGCTAGCGGACGGTACGCCCTCGGCGGACCTGGGGATCGAGCGGCTCGAGACGATCGAAGTTCGCTGGGGTGACGAGTGGACGCCGGTCCTCCCGGGCATCGGGGCGGCGCAGTATTCGACCTACGACTCGGACCTCGACGAGCGGTCGTGGCCGGTCGAGCGGTGGCAGGTCTACGAGGACGAGCAGATCGAGATCTGGCCGATCCCCGCCTCAAACGCCGACACGACCACCCTCGACGGCCGACTGCGGCTGGTCGGCATTCGCGACCTCCGCGCCTTCGTCGCCGACGACGACCGCGCCGACCTCGACGACGACCTGATCGTCAAGTGGGGCGCGATCAAGGCGCTGTCGCGCAGCGGCGGCAAAGACGCGCAGGTGGTGCTGGAGGAGGCCAAGCGGATCGAGGCCGACCTCACCGCGGGCTTCACGAAGTCCAAGGTGTTCTCGCTTTCCGGCCGCCCCCTCAGGAGCACCCGCTGCCCGAAGGGTCCGGCCCGCGTCCACTACCGCGTGAACGAGACCTGAGTCGTGGGGAGCATATGGGTTCGCGAATTTAGGGCCGGGCTCGACACCCGGCGCCTGCCGGAAACGCTGCCCGGCGGAAGCCTGATCCACGCGCAGGACTGCCACATCACGCAGGGCGGGGAGATCGAGCAGCGCGCTGATTTCGTCCCGGTATGGGTGGCGCCGGAGGGGACGTGCGTCGGGCTGGCCGCAGATGAGGAGCACCTCGTCGTGTTCGGTCACGCGGCCTCGGCCCCCGACGGGCTCCCGACCGGGATCATCTATCAGCAGCTCGTCCACCCCGAGGACGGCGACGTGGCGTTGATCGGCGTCCCGGCGTGGCAAATCTACGGTGGCGAAGTCGCCGCGGTGGGGCTTTTCGAGGAGAACGCGGACTTCCGCCGCTACCTCTACCTCAACGCCGTCCACGTCTCCGACGCCAACGCGCCGCCGCAGAGAGGGGGCGAGCCCGTATCGCTCGGCATGTCAGGGTCGAAGCTGTTCGTGGGGGCCGGCCCGGCATTCTACTTCTCCGACAACGAGGACGGCGACGACTTCACGAACACCGGCGCCGGCTTCTTCAACATGGCGTTTCGCATCGGCAACGGTGCGAGTGTCCGGGCCTTCTCGGACTACGAGAAGCTGCTGGCCGTGTTCTCGGATCGGGCCATAACGACGTGGGTTGTCGACGCCGACCCGGCCAACATGGCGCTCGTCCAGGTCATCAGGGGCTTCGGCACCTTCGCGTCGCGCACGGCGATCCAGTTTCGCGGCGCCGACGTGCTGTTCTACGACCTCTCGGGCATCCGCAGCCTCCGCGCCCGCGACTCTTCCGGCACGGCGCAGACCGCTGACATCGGCAGCCCGGTCGACAAGCTGACGTCGACGGCGGTCGAGAACACCTCCGTCGAGCAGCGTGAGTTCGCCGCGGCGATCATCGAGCCTCGAACCGGCCGGCTGTGGTTCTGCATCGGCGACACGATCTTCGTCCTCTCCCACTACGACGTGACGAAGGTGACCGCCTGGTCGATCTACAAGCCGGGTTTCGTGGTCGACGGCATCGCCGTCCTGCACGATCGGGTGTACCTGCGCTCGGGCGACACGATCTACGTCTATGGGTCGGAGACCGGCCCCTACCAGTACAGCAGCAACGTGCAGGCCGAGGCGTGGCTGCCCTATCTCGACGCCAACGTGCCGACGCAAACCAAGTCGCTCGAGGGCGTCGACGCCGCGGTGCGCGGCACATGGGAGATCAGGGTAGGCTACGACCCGCGCGACCTCGACGCCAGCGACCTCGTGGCGCGCGTCACGAACACCACCTACCCCGACCCGCGCGTGCCCGTCGTGCAGGGGGAGGGGACGCACATAGGGCTGCGCTTCACCTCTCTCGCGCCGCTTTCGTCGAGCGAGCCGGCGGTGCTCTCCGCTGCCGTGATCCACCACAACCTCGACGACCCGACAGACTCGCCGGGCTCGTGATGGACGTTCGCCTCATCCACGCCGAGGACTATCCGGCCCTGTGCCACCTGGCGATAAGCGCCGCCGCGGAGAGTGAGGCCGGACTTGGCTTCGACGAGCCCTCCTTCCGCGAGTCTTTCACTCGCTGCTTCACCGGCGACCTGACGTGCTGGGTGTGCGAGGATGCGGGGATCGTCGGCTTCATGCTGGCGCGCATCGACGGCTTCCGATTCGCGGCTGGACTGGCGACAGTCGCCGAGGTACTATACGTCACGCCCGCCAAGCGCGGCTCTCGGGCACCCGCACTCCTCATCGACGAATTTTTCCGGTGGAGTGAGATAGTGGGCGCCCGGCGCAAGTACCTCGGCATCAACAACGCACTGCACCCCGAGCGCACGGCCCGCTTCTTCGAGCGGTACGGCGCGCGGCGTGTCGGCGTCTATCTGGCGGTTGGCTGATGGCGAAGGGCGGCGGCAACGACGAGGCCGAGCGGGCGCGCAGGGACGAGGAGGAGCGCCAAGCGCGCATTCGCTCCGGCACCCGCAAGATCGACCGCGTGTTCGACAAGGAGTTCACGCCGGGCTTCTACAAGGGCCAGGAGAAGGCGTACAAGGACTACGCCGTCCCGCAGCTCGACAAGCAGCACGAGAAGGCCGGGGAGGAGCTGAGCTTCGACCTCGCGCGGCGCGGCGGTTTGAATAGCTCCGTCCGAGCCGACCAGGAGGCCGATCTCGGCGAGCTTTACGACCTCAACCGCCAGGGACTCACCGACAAGGCCCGTGAGTTCGGCACGACGGCCCGGACGAATGTCGAGGACGCGCGGAACGACCTGATCCTGACGCTGCAGAGCACGGCCGACGCATCGGGCGCCGCCAAGAGCGCGCTGTCCCGGGCGGGGGCGCTGTCCCGGCCCCCGGCCTACTCGCCGCTCGAAGACGCCTTCCTGAGCTTCACGTCGGGGCTCGGGACGCAGGCCGGGCTCGAGCGCGCCGCGGCCGCGGGTTCCCCCTACAAGCCGCGCTACAACACCGGGTTGTTCGGCAACACCGGTTCCGTGAAGGTGACCTGATGGCGTTCCCTCTCCTCCCACTAGCTCTTGCGCTGACCGCCGGCGGCATCGGCGCGAACTACATGGGCCAGAAGAAGGCCGAGGACGCGACGCAGAACACGCTGGCCGCGGAGCGCCGTCGGCAGAGTGGATTCGACCGCGAGGCCGAGGCCACGACCACGAAGTCGCGAAAGCGGTTCGAGGACTTCGGCGAGCAGCAGGGGGACAAGGCCGACGAGCTGGCCGACTTGTTCCTCGCCGACGCAGGGCAGGCGCCGCCCGCGCTCGACGCCCCCACCGACACCGTGACGGTGCAGCGGACAGCCGACGAGAAGGCCGACCGCCGCGAGTTCACCGACCAGCAGGGTCGCGCCCGGGGCAATCTGCTCTCCTTCGGCGACTTGTTCGGCGACATCGGCGTCGGGCAGGCGCGCGACATGACGGACCTCTCGGGGATCTACGGGATGCGCCGCGGCTCGCAGGGCGTGCTGCCCCTGGAACTCGACGCCGCCGGGCAGGAGGGCGGCGGGATGCGCATGGCCGGGGACATCATGGGCGGCCTCGGGTCGATCGCCACGATGGGCGCGCTCTCTGGGGCCACGCTTCCCTCGCTGTTTGGCCGCGGAGCCGCGGGGCCGGCGCTGGCGGGCACGAACTCTCTGTTCTCGCTCTACGGGTGAACGTGTGGGCACGCGGCTGAATCGCTACTACAACAACCCGATGATCGGGGCGGCGTTCGAGAACATCGCCTCTATCTTCGCGCCGCCCTCCGCGCAGGAGATCGCGGGCTACGCGACGGCGGAGAAGCTGCGCAAGGAGAACGAGGGCCTCGAGCAACTCTACGGCCTGGCGGGAGACCCGAACGCCGACATGGGCGCCCTGGACCGCTGGGGCGCGGCCACGGGGGCGTGGAACCCCACGCAGGGCTTCGGCGCGCGCGACATGAACGACGCGACGAACCGCTACGGTATCGACACGACCGCCTCCACGGCGCGGCGCGGGCAGGACGTGTCGGCGTCGACGGCGATCACGACGAATGCCGCGACCAACAAGGCCAACCTGATCGGGGATATGTTCCAGCCGCTCAGCCAGGGGCAGTCCCGGCCCGCGGTCCCCGGCGAGATCATGGACGACTACGGCATCCCCGGCCTCGCCGAAGCCCTCGGCCAGCCCAAGCCGCTGTCCGAGACGGAGGTCGAGGCGCAGTTGCTCACCGACGCGATCACGAACGGCATGATCGGGCCGAAGGACGCAGCCGACGCCTTCCGGGGCGACATCCCCGTCGAGCAGATCGTCGGCTTCGACGATAAGCCTATGTTCGTGCCTCGCGGCAGCGCGATCGGCCAGGAGCCCTTCGTCAACCCGGGCTCGACCCCGGCGGCGTCGGTCAAGACGTACCGCACGCCCGACGGCCGCAGCGGTACAGCGAAGTGGGATCCGACCACGCAGGCGCTTACTGACGTCGCGACGGGCGAGCTGCTGCCGCAGGGGACGGTCATCGGCGACGTGACGGACACCGCCGAGGGTATGACGACCTCGGCGAACTCGGAGGTCCAGGGCCGCGGACTGGCGATCACCAGCGGACTTGAGACCCTTGGCCGGGTGGAGAAGCTGATCGCCGAGAACCCCTCGTCGCAGGGTATCGCTGGCTTGGTTCGAGGGACAGCGCAGGACGTGCTCCAGACTGGCAACGAGCTTGGGCAACTGTTCGGCGGTACGATGGAGGAGGTTGCGACAGCAGCAGCCAACGACCCGGAGTTGCAGGCGATCGTCGGCGAGATGTACGACCCGAACATCCCCGCAATCGAGATGCTGACGAATGTGCTCGCGTGGCAGTACGCCAAAAGCTTTGCCGGATCTCGCGTCAGCAACGAGCAGCTCCGCATCGCCAAGCAGGCGGTGGGGGCCGGGTCCGTGTTCGGCAATCAGCAGAGCAGCCTCGCTCGGATGCGCGAGCTGCGGAACCTGTTCCAGACCGAGGGCCGCCGCCTCTCGCCGATGCTGCCGCCCGAGATCTCGGCCGGACTCGGGCCGCTCCTTGACGCGCCGTCGCCCGAGACCTCGGGTGGCGCCGCGGCTCGACCGCGCGCCGTCAATAAACAGACGGGAGAGGTGTTGGAATTTGACGGTGAAGCATGGCTCCCCGTCCCCAAGTAGCGCCTCCGCCCGGCTTCGAGATCGTAGACACGGAGCCGGGGGGTATTCCGGCGCCCCCGCACGGCTTCGAGATCCAGCAGCCAGCGTCTGCGCTGTCGCCCCTCGGAGACGAGGCGGCGGGACTGATTGACGCCATCTTCCCGACGGGAGAGTATAGCACCGAGGGGGATAGCGCGTTGGGGGGCCTGGCCCCGGCCGCCCGACTCGCGGGCGACTTCGGCACCGGCCTGAACAAGGGCCTCGCGATGCTGGCCGGCGCCTCTGCGGAGATCATCAACGCGCTGCCGCGGCTGATTAACCTGCTCCCTGGCGAGCAGGGCGTACCGCCTTTCTCTGAGCGCCCCTATGGCGGCATCGAAGACATGGCGATGCTGATGCAGGGACCGGCGAATGTCATCAACGAGCAGGCCGGGACCAACATCGACCTGTTCCGCGAGCCGGACAGCATGGCCGGGAGGTTTGCCAATCGTGTCGGACAGGAGGCCGGGGCGGTCGTCCCCCTTCTCGGCACCAGCGCAAAGCTCGCCTCGGGCGCGCGGGCGCTTGACGAGATGTCGGCCGTAGAGCGGTGGTTCGCCGCGCCGATGCGCGTCGATCCCGGCGGCGCGATGCGGCGCGAGGTCGCGTATGCCACGGCCGCAGGAACGGGCGCGCAGACGGCGAACGAGTTGTTTACGCTCAACGGCCAAGGAACGCCAGTCACGGACATCGGTGGCTCCGTGGCGGGTGTCGCGTCGCTTGCCGGCGCCTCGGGCCTCACAGGGCTGGTGAGGAACCTCCTCGCGGGCGCCACGAACAGCCCGCGCTTCATGGATGATCTCGCGGGGCAGGCCGTGGTCGACCGTATCATCGACAACTCTGGCATGATGCGTAATCAGGCCGAGCCATTCGTCCTCAAAGGTAGGCAGCCGCAGATCGACACGAAGCCCCTTGCTGCGCAACTCCGCACTCCGGCGAATGTTGAGCAGTTGGTCCCTGGCTACACGGCCGACATCGGCGCCCGGTCTGGCGATCCCATGTTGCAGACCTTCGCGCAGGACGCCAACGCGCGTGTCGCAGGCGCAGGCAACGCCGCTCGGACGGGCAATAACGCTGCCGTGAACGCAACTGTGGGGCAGATGGCGCCGCAGGGAGATCCAGCGCAGTTCCGCCTCGCATTGCAGGGTGGCGTCGACGAGCAGATCAACAGCCTGATCGCCGAGGAGATGGCGGCGCAGGAGGCGGCGGCCGCGGCGCGCGGTGCCGTGGCGCCCACGATGGCCGGGCCGACCGCCCGCGGTTCCGAGATCCGGGCCGGGGCGCAGGGCGCCAAGGACACACGGCTCGCTGCCAACCGCGAGATGTATCAGGCGATCGAGGACAGCGACGCGCATATCGACCCGGCGGCGCTCGCAGAACGCTTCGGCGCCGTCGATGCGGGTCTGCCCGTGAACGACCAACTGCGCTTCCGGCCGCAGGAGGCCGACACTCCCGGCCGCTTGGGCGAGGAGGGGCCGGTGCCGTTCCGCGAGGCTACGGCCATTCGCTCCGGCCTGTCGAACGACATGATGGCCGCACGGGCCAAGGGGGAGCCGCGGCAGGCCAGCATCGCGGGGCAGTACCGCGACGAGTTGGACCGCTATCTGGCCGAGGAACTCGACCCGGAGACCGCCGCAGCCTACTCCGCCGCGAACCGTGATCGCTTCGACATCGGCGAGCGGTTCGAGGAAGGCAACACGGCCATCGCGCAGGCGCTCCGGAAGACCGAGCGCGGCAACTACGTGCTCGACCCGTCGGCGCTGCCGCGGAAGTTCGTGCAGCCTGACACGGGCAAGGTCAGCGACTACCAGGGGCTCATGCGCGAGGCGGGCGACCAGCCCGGCGTCCGCGACGCCATCGCCGACCAGGTGCTCGAAGATGCGCAGCCCTTCCTCGCCAATCCGGAGCGCCTCCGCGCCTTCCTGAGCGAGCGCAATGTCGTCCTCTCCGACTTCCCCGAGGTCCGGCAGCGGCTCGAGGCGGCAGGAGTGGCGGCCGAAGGTATGTCCGAGGCGACGACTCGGCGCACGACCGGAGAGCGCGATCTCACCACGCCAGGCCGCTCCCCCGAGGCCGACTACCTCTACAAGAACAGGGGCCAGCCGTTCGGCAACGACGAGAGCCGGCGCAGCGTTGCGCGCGTCGTGAACGCCGCCGACCCGCGCGCGGCGACGCGGCAGTTGCTCGCCACCGCTGGCGGCACGCCTGAAGCGGCCGTGAACCTCCGCACCGCCTTCTGGGAGGAGGTCCGGGGCCGCGGCGTCAACAGCGCGACGGACATGGCCGGACAGCCCGTGTGGAACGCGCGCAAGGTGCTCGACACGCTCAACGACCCGAAGGTCGGCGCGGTGGCCGAGGAACTGTGGCGCGACAACCCGGAAGACCTCAAGGCCATCCGCGACGTGTTCACGGCGCTCGACGCTGCGGCGCCGGGCAAGGCCCGCGCCCCCGGTAGCTCGGGCACCGCGCAGTCGTTGCAGGGCAAGCTCGACAAGTCGATGACCGCCACGGGCCTTGCCAGCCGCGCCCGCAGCGTGAGCCGCGGTCAGCTATCGCCGATGATCGCCGGCATCGACATCCTCTCGACGTGGATGAGGAACAAGGGCGCGCAGGTGCAGGCCCGGGCCATCGACTCGCTCACCGCGCAGGTCGTCAACAACCCGGGCTTGGCCGCAGACCTGCTCGAAAAGTTCAACCCGGCCGACTACGCCGCGCGCCGGCAGATGCTCACGCAGAAGTACGGCGCTCGTATCGGGAACCTGTTGGAGATCCTCGACTCGGGTAACCCTGGTGACGAGGATGAGGAGTTGAAGGGGGCGATCGAAGATGGTCGCTAGCCTCTACGAGTCGCCAATGGCCGCGGCCAGCACGATGATGGGCAAGTCCGAGCAGCCCAACCGCGACGAGCTAGCCGACTACCTGCGCACAGGCGGGCAGAACCTCGACCCCGTGACGACGGCATGGTGCGCCGCGTTCGTCAACGCCTCGCTCGACAAGTCCGGGCGGCAGTC